GGGGCCGAATTTGTCTCTAAACACCTTATTTTTACCGAAGACACGCGACCTAAATATCTTGATATGATAATGTTTACTGGGTCCGATGGGTGGGAGCAAATTCGGTCGGTGACCAGTTGGGACATGTCAAGTTTGGGGGAGCCAGATAGCCCAGATTTTAAACTGGTGACTTAAAAATAGAACCATTTTGATTGAAAACTCGGGTAGCTGAAAGTCGAAACAGGGTTCCTAGGCAGATAAAGGGGGTTGTGATTATGCCATCCAAGGGAATAGAACGAGTTAAGATAAACTATAGGAAAACCATACAACGGATTTCAGGCCCCATTTCAGAGTCCGCAGTTTACGCGGTGCTTCAAACGGGGGCTTCCTCAGCTGAAGTTAAAACTCCAATTGACACCAGTACATTGATAAATAGTCGGTATGCCCCCCAAATTTCAGTGGGCCGAGGGAAAGTTTCCGGTCACGTAGGTTATACAGCAAATTATGCAGCGGCGGTTCATGAAGCTTCTGGGGTTCTGAAAGGTGAACCCCGCATAAACGGAAATGGAAATTACTGGGACCCCGAAGCTGATCCCCAGTTTCTCAGTAAAGGATTCGAAGATATAAAGTCGGTAATCCCGTCCCTGTTGAAGCGGAGCTATAAAAATGCTTAATAACTTCAAGGAATGGGTAGAGGGGGTATTGGGGACAGATTATGTCTATTCCTTGGGAATGTGGGTAGACCACCCCGGGGTTGCAGAAAACTGGATTTGCTCTATTCAAAAAAACAGCGGGCCGGGGCCCGATGTGGATGATCGCCGACAGCGATTTAGGCTAATTTTATTAGGCCCAGCAAACGGTAGAAACTATTCTTCGAACGTTGAGCTGGATATTGAGGCTTTAATTTCCATGACAATGAGCGGTATAAGCCCCTGCGGTTCAGCAAATATTCGTTCTGGAGAAGCGGCGGGGCCTGGTTATACCAGCGAAGACCGAGCATGGTACTCGTTAGATTTTGAAGTGCTTTTTTAAGTGTCTTAGGACAATTTTATTCTTAAATAGGAGCCACCATCATGGCATGCAATAAAACCAACTACGTTGGCCGGGACGTGGTTTTGGAGTACCTTATTGGCTGCGGAGACGCCGTTCCAGAGGAAGACAGTTGGAAGCGATTCGGGGTCCATGCGCACCAAAGAGTTCACCCTCGAGTGGGAAACTACCGACGCGACAGCAGATGATTCGGTAGGATCGCTTCGAGAGAATTTGGCCACATTTCAAACCCTTAGTATCTCAGGCGACGGAACATTAAAAGTATCAGGGTCGGGTGCAGCAAATCTTCTAGAGGTAACTAAACATGTTGCCAACCCGGTTGCTACTGATGGACAACCCACCATGTGGATGCGAATGACTTTTCCGGACATTACATTCATTGCGTATATGTTGATGTCTAGTATGAGTCGCAGCGCTACCGTTTGATGATATAGCTAACTTACAGTATGGAAGCTTCCGCCACGGCGTCGGATTTTGGGCTAATAGTGGAGGACACCCCCAACCCCAATCCACCGCCGGCAGTAACAGNGGTAACCGTTGTACCTTCCACCCTTGCCTTAGATGTAAGTGATGTTTATGACATCGAAGCTGTAGTACTACCNGTGGGTTCCCCGCAAGGCCTGACCTGGACAAGTAGTGTACCAGCCGAGGTATCCGTGAACCAATATTCTGGTAAGGTTACTGCGCTAACTATCACCACTACCACCGCCACTATAACCGCCACTAGCACATCTGATCCGACCAAATCCGGAACTTGTGTGGTAACCGTAGCTTAAAAACGGTGCGAGTCCTTAAGGAAATTGGGGAGATCGGGGTGTTTAGTGAGAAAGGAAACTTTCTGCTACGCCCATCCCTTTATGCTATGTCCCAACTGGGGGGGCCGGAGGAAATTGTGCGTACTTATGCCTCGGTTATGAATGGTAACCTTATGGACTCGGTAGGAGTATTACACGCTTGCACAGAGGAGGACCTTTCAGGCGTATTTGGGTATTATGAGAGCACAGATTCAGGTACTCGGTATATACCAGGAAGAGCCCCTACAGAACAGTTGGTTCTTTTGGCCCAGTGTTTGGTAAAACATGGAGTTACTGGGGCCTTAGTTCCCTTGCCGAGGCGGGCTGGGGAGGACCCGGAGTTTGTAACCGGGTTTCATGTTCGAGAACACGTAGCCATGGCAGTAGCTCATCTCGGGATTCAAGAAGAAGCTGCTTGGAACATGACCATGACAAGTTTAGTAGGAGCGCTGCGCGCTAAGTTTCCTCTTTTAGAAAAGGATAATCCAGGGGCGAAGGCTCCTACCGCAGAAGAACATGATGCCACAATGGAGTGGTTTGATAAGGTTGAAATGGTGCGTAAAGCTGCACAAGGGGCTCATTAATGTCCGGGGAAAACGTAGGTGCGATTTATTACACTGTAGAAGCTGATACGCAAAAACTGTTAAACAGTGTTACCCCAGCCGATCAGAGTTTGGACCGCCTTCAAAAGACATTTGACCGCACGGATAAGGCAGCCAATCAAGCCAATTTCCAAATGAACAAGACGGCTGTAGCCGTTAAAAGCATCGGTCGCGAGTCGCAAACAGCAGCATCATCCCTGGGTGGATTGACGAAGTTACTGGGTGGATATTTGACCATGCAAGGGGCGAATGCTCTCATCCAGATGGCGGAGGGTTACCGTGAGATGGGTGAGCGAATCCGCTTTGCCACGTCCAGCCAGGAAGAGTACGAAATGGTGCAGCAGCGCCTTTTGTCGACGGCAAACGGTACCTACCGCGCTCTGGCTGAGGCTCAAGAGGTCTATATTCTGACGGCCGATAGTCTGAGGTCAATGGGTTACAGCACCGAGGATGCGCTGGATATCACTGACAGCCTGTCTTACTCATTTGTAAAGAATGCTGCAAGCACTCAGCGCGCACAAAGCGCTATTAATGCATACACAAAGTCAATCCAGACAGGGAAGGTGCAGGCCGACTCGTGGCAATCGCTGTTGGCCGCTGTTCCCAGCATCATTTCAGATATTGCTGCGGCATCCAACATAAGTGCAGAACAAGTACGAAAACTTGGGGCTGAAGGAAAGCTGACTGCTCAACAGTTGAATGAGGGTCTACGTCAATCACTCAACAGCAACAAAGCCGCCGCAGACGGTATGGCGACGACTGTGCGTGATGCGTTTAACAACATGCGCAACAGCTTGTCGGTGTATCTTGGTGAATCTCAGTCAGCTACTAGCGCCACCGGGTTGTTGTCGTCTGCAATTCTGGTGCTCGGCAATAACATTGAAACCGTTGTCCAAGTGCTGATGGCTGCTGGCGCTGGGGCGCTTGCTAGATACATCGCACAGATAGGGGCTTCGGTTATTGCGAAGAGGCGTGCGGTCTCGGCAGCAAAAGACCAAGTGGCTGAAGAATTACGTCTTGCACAAGCACATGTTACGGTTACGGGAGCAACCCTAGCTCATACCCGGGCAAAAGTANGACTTGTGGGGGTTACCGGTTCCGCCTCCAGGGCTGCTGATGCACATGCAGCGGCCTTAGCAAGATTAACTGTGGCAACCCGTGCAGCGTCTACCGCAGGTGCTACTCTCTCCGGAGTTCTTGGCGGTCCTGTTGGGATCATTGCACTTATCGCAACGGCCGGAATGGCCTTTCTTACCATGGGGGGGAGTGCCAAAACTGCCGCCGGTGGAATAGATGAGATGCGGGGGGCCTTAGAACGACTGGATCAACAAGGCTTAGCCTCCGCCAGCAACGCCATTGCAGAAAGAATAGACCAGACTGCTAGGTTAGCCATCGATGCTCAAGATAAGTTAGCAAGACTACAGGAGCAGCTCGCATCAGAACCACTGGGGTCAGGGGGTCGCACTGGGATCATATCTCAAATGCAGCAATGGGGGGCCGTTTATGGCGAAGCTCAGAAAAACCTGGATACTCTCAAGAAACGTCAGCAAGAAATCGAAGATACGGTAAACCGAAGAAGCGAGTTTTCGAGAGAGTCAAAGAACGAAACGGATCAAGACGTAGAGAAAAAGCTTCAAGCGCTTCGCAATGAGCGAGAACTTGTTGAGCAGGTTGGCGCTGCCCGAGCTAAGCTTCAGATTATACAACAGCTTGGGGACAAGGCTACTCAAGCACAAAAGGATGAGGCCGCACGCCTAGCTGCTGAAATCTACGAGATTGAAGAGGCGCGTAAAAAATCCATTACGACCACCAAAGACTCGATAAAATCTACTGAAGAAAATATTAAGGCCATCAATAAGCTGGCAGAGTCCCTCTACTTTGCCGGTTTGCAGGGCGAAGCACTAGCAGTAGCTCAGGCCAGGTCTTCACTGAATGAGTACGCGACTCCAGAACAAATCGTATCCGTGGACGAGCTTGCCAAGGCAATGTATCGAGCGGCTGAAGCCAAAACTAATTTAGAAACTTTAAAACGGTTAGATCCTTTAGTTGGGGAANNAGAGCGTTATGAGTCCGAACTACAAGCTCTAAAAAATTCCAACGAGGCCAAGCAAATTGAAAAATGAGAGATACCTANNCCTAAAAAGACCAAAGCAGAACGTCGTCACCTGGAAAACATGACTTGTNCTTCAGGAGCAAAATTTTAGGGCACAGTCCGAGTGGAATGACACAATGATGTCGAGTTTAGACGCTCTCAGTTCCGCGGGTACCAGTGCTATTTCCGGTCTTGTTACAGGCATGAATAGTGGAGAAAATGCCGCCAAAAGCCTGGCCAACTCCATTCTAAATGGTGTGGTGGGGTCATTTGTAGAGATGGGTATAGCCCAGGTTAAGGCTTGGGTGATGGGGCAAGCCGCCCAGGTAGCCGCGGGATCAGCTTGGGCTTCTTCTGTAGCCGGACAAGTGGCGGCTACCACCGCACTGGCGGCCCAAGCTGCTTATGCATCAACCGCGGCTATTCCGGTATACGGTCCTGCGGCCGCCCCACTAGCCGCCACAGCCGCAATGGCGGAGGCGGCATCTTTAGGCGCACCCGCAGTCGCAGCCTCGTCTGCCTCATTTGCTGGCGGTCGTCAGTATGGGGGTTCGGTTGCCCCAGAAAAAATGTATCGGGTCAACGAGAACGGTGCTCCAGAAGTCCTGAATACCGCAAGCGGTCAGCAGTACCTACTGCCGAACTCCCGGGGGGATGTGGTCAGCAATAAGGACGCATCCTCAAGGCAGGGGGGGATAAACGTCTCGGTTGTTATCAATAACGCGCCGCCTGGGACGACCGCCAACGTTCAGCAAGATGCTGACGACGATAAAAAATTTATCGTTGATGTGATGGTTGGTGAGTTAATGACCCAGGGCAGGTTCACACAAACAGGGCGTCAGTATATGGGTTGGAAAAGGCAAGGAACATGATTACTACCGAAATCAATTATCCCGAAGGCCTGCCAACACCGCTTAGGGAAGGGCGTGACAATAATCATGTAAGCCCTCTTAATCGCACCAAGATGGCTTCTGGTCGTTCTCGACAGCGACGGGGATTTACTTCCGTTCCCACCATTGCAACCGTAACATGGATGTTTCGTAATGATTCATATGCCGCACTTTTTGAACTGTGGTTTAAAGAGACCCTGAAAGACGGGGCCGAGTGGTTCAACTGCCCGCTTAATACCCCGATTGGAAGCATGGATTATGTGTGTCGGTTTACTGATATCTACCAAGGGCCAACTCCATTTGCTGTGGGTAGATGGCGCATCTCAGCTGAACTCGAAATCTACGAGCGCCCAACACTTCCTGCAGAAGACATTAACTACCCCGACGAGCTGATTTACGCGGATAGGTTTGATTTTACAATGAATAGGGATTGGCCGAAATGACCATCATTGACATCGTTTACGCCTCCGCGCCTGCAGCCGAGGTGATCATTCCTACGCTTGAAATCCAGATCCCCGGCAAAGACCCTATTCGAGTCTGTATGGGATTTGAAGATCAGATGCTCGGGATTGATGGTGACTATTACTTGTTCGAAGCAGGATCGATTTCGATCTCGCTGCCGAAAAAGAACACGTCTGGCCAGCAGAGTTTGACGTTCGGCGTGGCAAACCTTGACGGGCGCGATCAGGAGTATGTGGACGCTGCTTTGGAGTCAGGGGAGATGGTGCCGCTGATCTACCGGGAGTATCTCGCCAGCGACAAGTCCGCACCGGCCAGACAGCCTCTGACGATGGTGATGACCGGGGGATCGATGGAGGGTGGTGAGTCGAGATTCGAGGCGTCTTTCTATGACCTCCTGAACGCAGCGTGGCCACGGGAGCGATACACAGCAGAATCCGCACCAGGTCTGAGATACCTATGATCGATCGTTACTTGCAGACCCGCTACACCGACGGTGGCAGGGGGCCGGATACGTTCGATTGTTGGGGACTGGTGCGACACGCTCGTCACACGATGTTTGGCAAGTCACTGTTACCCAGTTACGACAACATCCACCCGAGTGACAAACCATCACTCACAGCAGCTTGTGCCGAGGTTAGAGGCACAGCGTTTCGTGAGGTGACAGCAGCACCTGGTGCTATCGCTGCCGCTTGGATCGGAAAGCTGTGCATGCATGTCGGTTTGGTAGTTGAAGCTGACGGGATGCTTTGGGTTCTTGAGACCAACAAAAAAACCGGACCAGTAATTACACGACTGAGACGCTTTGAGTCGCGCTACACAAAGGTTATCTACCATGACGATTAAGGTCTATCCAAGCCACGTGCCGGGCGAGCCGATTGAGACCCACGAATTTGCAGGAGGCACGTTTGTTGATTGGCTGAGGTCAAAGGAGATCGACCACACATCAAAAGATGTACAGCCTATTACGGTGACTGTTGGCGATCGCGTGTTGACGCAAACCGAGTGGTCAACGGTGCTGCTTTCGCAAGACGACATCGTTCACGTTCGGTTTCGGCAATTTGGTGACCCGATCACCTGGGCGGTCGTGGCTGCCATTGCACTTGGTGCCGCGATGGCTTTCATGCCAAAGCCGAGGGTGCGCGCTGGCAGCGACAGCCCCCAAGGAACAAGGCTGGACGCGACGACAGTCAAGGCCAATCAGCCGCGCATGGGTGAGGTCGTGCCCGAGTTGGCCGGCAGATTCAGGCGGTACCCGGACTATCTCACGCCACCTCGTCGCAGGTTCGTCGGTTTGCGCGAACAGTGGCTGGAGTTTTTGGCCTGTGTAGGACCCGGTTCGTACCAGATCAACTGGGGCGATG